CTCGCGAAGAGATGACACACGCAAAGCACCTCGAGTGGTATATGCAGAAGTGCAACCAGCTTACTGATCATACTAAGACAAAAGAAGCAGCCGAGAAAGCGCTGAATGAAGTCTGAAAACCGGTTGACTATCGTAAACATTTTATGACCGTGCTTGAGTGTATAAGCTGGTTTATCTGAGGAATTCAAAATGAATGAAAGTATTTTAACTTCTATTAAGAAGTTACTCGGCATTACCGAAGAATATACCCATTTCGATGCTGACATTATTATGCACATCAACACGGTGTTTATGATACTTATGCAGCTCGGCGTCGGTCCTACTTCTGGTTTTAGTATTTCTGACTCGGATGCCGTGTGGGGTGATTTTATATCGTCCGAAAAGCAGCTGGAGGCCGTTAGGACATATACCTACCTTCGAGTAAAGATGATGTTTGATCCTCCTACAACTGGAACAGTTATCCAGGCAACTGAAAACCTCATCAAAGAACTTGAGTTCAGACTTAACGTTGAAGTCGATCCCGGAGATAAATCATGAACTCACATCAGAGATATATGCGGTATCGTAAGGACGAGTTATATCATTACGGTGTGCCTGGTATGCGGTGGGGACATCGTCGATATCAGAATAAAGACGGTTCTTTGACACTTCTTGGTAGACAACGGCAGTTTTTACTTGAGAGACGGAGAGTTACAAACTCTATATCAAATGATATACCTCGTATGCAGCATTTACCTCCAAAGAAAGCCGAGGTTAAACGTCGTGGAAAACTCACAGACACTGAAGCTGAAACGTGTATAAAACTTGCTATAGAAGCCCGTCGAAAAGCAAAAGAAGTTGAGCCAATAATTACCACCGACGTTGTTAATGCTGTTAGTTCTTCCGGATCTAAAATGTACGGTTTGGAAAATCGTATGAAACAGGCAACGTCACTCGCTGCAAAGATCGGATCCGACGCTAAAGAAGACGGCGTCTCGTTTGAAAAGGCTGTAAGCGGAATTCGTGATTGCATTCGATATACGTCTGTTTCTGACAACAATAATTTTGTTGATTCCTATCGTAAGACAAAAGAGAATCTACAATCTCTCGGATACCAGGAAACTCGTTGTAAGAACTTTTTCAAAATGTACAAAAACGGAGAAGTTCAACACAAGTCTATTCAATGTACATATAAAAATCCAAACGGATACGAGTTTGAAATACAGTTCCACACTCCGGAAAGCCAAACCGCAAAGGAGTTGAAGTTACCACTGTACAATGAGCGTAGACGCGCAGGACTGTCTGAAAGTCGTAAAGCCAGACTCGAGAAAGAGATGCATGAACTTGCCGAGCAGGTCCCGTATCCGAGAGGTGTGTTTGACTTATAGTTTAACGCCCCGCGTAAAAAACATGCTCTTTTATGAGAGAAGAAGAAATATAAGTGCGATTTGCAGCTTCTTCTCCTTTTGCTGCTCAATTTCAGCTATAGTAAGGATAATTCAAAATGGCACTCTCAAACACTGCTGTACCAAAATACTACGGCATGTTTCGGGATGCCGTAATCCGAGGAGAGATTCCAGTTTGTGAAACAATCTCTCTTCAAATGAACAGGATTGACGATTTGATCGCTGATCCGACTATGTATTACGATGACGAAGTTCTTGAGGGTTTTATAGCATTCTGCGAAGGAGAACTCACACTGACTGACGGTGGCGATCTTGTTCTCACCGATGCTTTTAAGCTTTGGGCAGAAGATATTTTCTGCTGGTATTACTTCGTTGAAAAAAGTGTGTATGTTCCCGGACGAGATCATCACGGAGGACATTATGTAACAAAGCGTGTAAAGAAAAGACTTGTTAATAAACAATATCTTATCGTGGGACGAAGCGCTGCTAAGTCACTTTATCTCACATGTGTACACGCTTACGGTCTCATCATCGACACGTCTACAACGCATCAAATCACCACATCCCCTACAATGAAGCAATCGGAAGAAGTGACTCAACCGTTTGCCACAGCAATAACCAGAGCTAAAGGCCCGTTATTCAAGTTTTTAACAATGGGCTCTCTTCAGAATACAACTGGCGCTCGTTCCGCTAGACAGCAGTTAGCCAGCACTAAGAAGGGTATTGAGAGTTTTATCACCAACTCCTATCTCGAGATTCGTCCGCTGAAAATCAATAAACTTCAGGGACTTCGAGTGAAATATGCAACCCTCGACGAGTGGCTTTCTGGTGATCTGCCTGAAGATCCTGTTACGGCTATTGAACAGGGTGGTGCGAAAGGTTTGGCTCCTGACTACATCATCATTGCAGCCAGTTCGGAGGGAACAACTCGTAACGGAATTGGCGACACGATGAAAATGGAGTTAATGGACATTCTTCGAGGTGATTACAAGAACCCACATGTCTCAATCTGGTGGTACAAACTCGATTCAATCGAGGAAGTAGACGATCCTAATATGTGGATCAAAGCCAATCCAAATCTTGGCGTTACGGTCTCATACGAAACCTATCAGATCGATAAGGAAACCGCAGAGAATGTTCCATCCAAACGTAACGACATTCTTGCTAAGAGATTTGGAATCCCAATGGAAGGTCACACTTATTTCTTTACCTACGAAGAGACCCTCAGACACAGACAAAGAGAGTTCTGGCAGATGCCTTGTGCTCTTGGAGCAGACCTGTCACTTGGCGATGACTTCTGTGCTTTTACATTTTTATTCCCAATTCAAAATGGAGCATTTGGAGTCAAGACAAGAGACTATATTACCGAAACAACAATGGCAAAACTACCTGCTGCTATGCACGCGAAGTATGAGAACTTCATTGCAGAGGGCAGTCTGATTGTCATGCCAGGTGTTGTTTTGGACATGATAATAGTTTATGAGGATTTGATTCGACATATAGATAACTGTCAATACGACGTTAGGTGTTTTGGATACGATCCTTATAACGCAAAAGATTTTGTTGCTCGTTGGGTCGGAGAAAACGGTCCGATGGGTGTTGAGAAAGTTATTCAGGGTGCTAGGACCGAATCAGTTCCGCTTGGTGAGTTGAAGAAACTTGCCGAAGAGCGACTTCTATTGTTTGACGAGGAATTAATGGAATTCGCTATGGGAAACTGCATAGCACTCGAGGATACTAACGGAAATAGAAAGTTATACAAGCGCAGACATGAGCTAAAGATCGATGCGGTTGCTGCTATGATGGACGCTTATGTAGCATACAAATTAAATGTGGAGGAGTTCGAATGAGCACCAAACCCGCATGTAGACGATACCACGAAGAGTTGTATCACTACAATCACAATCATGACAAAAAGACCGGTCGGTTTACTTCTGGCAAAGGGATTGGCGTTGTGCTAGGAGGTAAGTTCATAACCGCCAGAAAGAATCGCGAGACTGGTATAGAACTTGCTGACGGAAGAAAAGTGTATTCTGACAAATCTCTTGAGTCTAGCGGTAGTCCGCTGGATCTTGACGAAAAGAAGAAGAGTTCTGATAAGAAAAAAGAGAATAAATCTTCATCCAGTACGAATAACGATCAGAATAATAATAACAACCAGCAGAATAATAATCAGAATAACAACAGTCAGAAAAATAACCAGCAGCAGAATAACAACAGTCAGCAGCAAAACAGTGCTACTGGTACCGCACTTAAAAAGTCTGGAGAGCTTGCTGGTCAGGCCAGTTCGTTTTTGGCCACTATGCGGCGCGATAACGCAAACGAGTCGGTCAGACATCTCGATGTAAGTCGGATGACAGATAAAGAGATGAACGATTTTATAAATCGAAAAGCTCTTGAAAAACGTTACAGAGCGGCTCTGGCTGAAGATGCTGATGTCGGTCGTTCGAATATTGAGAGGTTCCTTACTTATGGGGGAGCCATTCTCACAATGGGAGCGACGGCGGCTTCTATCGCAGTAGCAATTCACCAGTTGAACTCATAAGGAAAAATTCAAAATGTCAGTTTTTTCATCACTAGGCGTTCGAGCTAGATCCGCTTGGAATGCATTCTTCAACAAAGATCCCACTCCGTACAAAGATTACGGAGGATCGTATTCGTTTCGTCAAGACCGTCGCCCGTATTCTTACGGACAGAACAAGACAATAATCACTTCCGTATTAACACGTTTCTCTGTTGATTGCGCTGCCGTTGATGTCGAGCATGTCACTCTGGACGAAGAAGGACGGCTGAAAGGTAAAAAAGACAGTTGTTTGAACGAATGTCTTACGTTGGGTGCAAACCTGGATCAAACCGGAAGAGCGTTCATTCAAGACGTAGTATATTCGATGCTCGAGGAGGGTGTTGTCGCGATCGTCCCGGTCGACACCACGATGGATCCGACAAATACTGATTCTTATGATGTGGTTACGATGAGAACAGGACGAGTTCTCCAGTGGTATCCACAACACGTCAAGGTTGAAGTTTATAACGAAATGAACGGAAGACGAGAAGAGCTCATTCTTGAAAAAAGAATGGTCTGCCTTTCCGAAAACCCCTTCTATTCGGTTATGAACGAACCTAATTCGACGATGCAGCGTTTAAAGCGAAAATTAACACTGCTGGATATATTTGATGAAAAGAACAGTTCTGGAAAACTCGATCTGATTATTTCATTCCCACACATCATCAACACAGAACGTCGTAAGACTCAGGCAGAGAATAGACGA